AGCCATGTTGGGTGCTTGATGACTCATTCTACCAGTAATAGTACCATTGGTAATTACTTTGCCATGTACTCTCCCATCTTCCTTAATTGCTTCTACCCAGGAGGAAACTTGGGCAATCCTTTTCTGAAGCATTAAGTATTCGTTTATTAACTTAGCTTCAGGTATATCTGTTATCTCTGATAAAACTTTTTCATCTACAATTACATGACCTTTATCAGTTTTCTTTTTAGGTTTCCAACCAAGCATCATTAGTCTTTCACCTATCTGTTGTCTTGAACCAAGGTTAAACTCTTTATATTTAACTTTAGTAAAAGGCACTCCCTTTACATACCCTCTTGCTTTGTTATTAGATTTAGGAATAAACACTTCTTCTATTTTTAAAGGAGGAAATGTAGCCCTAACCTTATTTTGTAAATCATTCATATGTTCTTGAAACTTAGCTTGTAATTCATATGCTCCAACAACATCAATCTTAAATCCTTTCTCATGTTGTCTTTGAATTATCTTAGCAACTTCATGTTCAAGTTCAACTGAATAACCAAAATCTTTTACTCTTTTAATTAAGAAATTATATAGTCTTTGTGTTAAGTCTACATCATTTCTACAATACTTTAACATCTCTTCACTAAAGAAATCAAATTGTTCAAACTCAATCTTACTATGACCAAGCTTTGTTCCCCAATTTTTTAGTGAGTGTCCACCATCTATAACTGGATTTAATAATCTAGATAGTACAAGTGTATCTGTTATCTTACAGTTCTTAAATAAATCATAACCAAAAAATTTATTTAAGACTGGTATATCAAAACCAATTATATTATGTCCAATAACTTCTTCAGTTTGTTTTATAAACTCTTCAAACCTATGCAGATTGTTTTCTTTAAACTGATAAAATGTATCATCATGTTTACAAACAATACACCAAACTTTATCTGCAGTTAATGTTGTTTCTATATCAAATATAACTTTATTAAAAGTCACTAGACTGTACCTCAATTAATCTTCCAGTATCATTGTTATACTTTAGATTACTACATGGTCCAGTTAATCCAGAAAATCTATTCTTTAATACTCTAA